TCTCTACTTTTATCTCTTTTAATTTCATCAACATAGCCAGTAAATACTTTAATATGCCACTCAGTATCACCTTCAATAGTAATTAAAGTCACATTTATTTCCTGGTCAATCAAATATAGGAAATCATTAGCCACTTTAAATTCAAGAGTACTTGATATGCATCCTATAAAGTCTATATTATCTCCATTTTGAATATTTTTCTTTAAACTAAAACTGTCATCTTCTATATCTTCATCTGTATATTTTAGAATGTTGTTTTCATCTTCAATTAATTGAAAATATCTCTTATTATCTACTATTGTTGTATCTGTAGTAAAGACATATTTCTTTTTTCTATCATTATGCTCATATAATCCTTCCGAATATGGATTAGATGATGGTATAACTTTTTTATAATATTTAGGAAATTTTATTAGTATTCCTTTTGGATTATTTTCATTTAGCCAAGCATTTTTAAATCCAGATGGATTATCATCATAATTTATTATTGCCATACTATTACCTCTCTGTTATAGTTACATCAAAACCATCGTATGATTTTGTTCCATCATTCATATATGGTAAAGTATTACTTGGCTCCATTTCCATAAATGCTTTTATTTGTTTAGTTTGATTTAAATTATTTATATAAACTTCTAATTCTATCAAACCATTTGCACTTTTTAAATTATTATAAGCATTAAAAAAATCCTGATAATTCTCAACAGCTGTTTTAGTTGTGAGAACATCAGGATAAGATTTATCATCAAAGAATTTCAGAGTAAAGGAACCACTTACTTTATTCCTTATAAACTGTTTATGGGATACTTGATTTATATCAGTATATTCTTTTGTTACAGGTTTCGAATTAACCTTATAACTAGGAACTGTAATAAACCGAGTATAATCAGTATTACCCATTTTGAATAAAATAGCCATATTCCTTTACTCCTTCTTTCTTTGATTGAGTGTCTGTTAAGACTCTCTGTTCTTTCTTTAATTTTTATGCCAATCCGGCATTAATTGAATTACGTCTTGCTATCATAAGTGGACTATTTCCATTTGTTAATACTTCTTGACGATTTCTATCAACCACATAATCAAAGAACTGTTCAGCTCCTCCATTAAGTGTTACTGTAATATTTACAGGTTGATCAGAAGTCATCATAATATCAGCAAGTTGTTGCATCTGCTTAGCATTCTGAGCCTCAATAGAATCTGTCATATCTTTGACAGTGTCTCTCTTAGGAATAGAATAAGCTTGAGCTGCAATTGTAGCTTGCTGAGTACTAAATAATGCATCAATTCCTTGAGCTCCAGCATATACATCTGTTAAATCGAGAACTGGACGAATAGTAGGAGTAGTATCTAAATCTTCAGTAAACTGACTAGAAATAGCTTGAATTGTTGAAGATAGAGAATTTATAGCTGTATCGCCAACTTCTGACATGCTATCTTTAACAAGATTAACTGAATTAGTAACTCCACCAACAAAACCTAAAATATAGTTTACACCATATTCTTTTGTTAATTCTGATGGAGATTTCTCTTTTAATTGATCTTCTTTAAGAAATTTATTCCAGCAATCTGAAGCATTTTGAAGATTTTCCAATACAACACCATTCGCCTCTTTATCAGAAATACCTTCAGCAAATCCCAATACAAAATTCTTAGCTTGTTCATTACCACGCCCTATTAATTTTTCCAGTCGTTCTTCAACTGGAACATATATACCATTATTTATAGCATTGTCTACTTTTTCAATACTTTCTTTAGATTTAATTTCATCAGTTAATGAAGTTACTATCTTTTCACCAGATTGTTTACCCGTATAATCTGGATTTATTCCAGTATTAATATAAGCAGCTATTATTTCGCCTCTCTTATTACATTCATCCAAATATTCTTGAGCTGATAATGCCTTAGTCATTCCATCTATATAGAATGATCCAGTTTCATTGCCATAATCTCGTTTCATCAATTCATAAGTCATTGAATCCATCTGACCAGCCATAACCTGTTTCATTCCAGATTTTCTAATAAGTTCACTTATAGGCAAATGCAAAGCACCAGATATCTTACCTTGAACTGAAGCAGCAAAAGCATTAAATTCTTCTGAATCCATCCATTTACCAGCTTCATTACAATAATGAGCCATAGCTAAAGGACCATTATCTTTTGCTAATTTATCAATCTCTTCTAATGTTGTATTCGTACCAGCTATTGAAACTCTATGAACTTCATCAACAGTCTCTTGAGCAGTTTCAGAAGCAGCTGCTTTAATACCAGCACCACCAGATTTAATTGACTCTACAATATCAAGGCCAACTCTTCTATAACTATCACCTATCTGATTTGCAGCTGATTCGGGTAAATTAAGGCTTTGAGCATAAAGTTCATTTGCCTCTGCAAATTCAGATTCTGTCATTTCAAGAAATGCTTCTACATACTTATATCCTTCGGGACCCATCTCTGATAAATACTGAAGAAGAGGACCAGACATGCCTCTAACAGCAAGCATATCTATTCCATTAGCCCAGTTTTGAATACCTATTAACTGAGACTTCATATTATTGATGAGTTCCTTAGGATTCATTATTTCTTCATCATAAGTGAAGCGGTCAAATATCTTCATTTGATTCTTAATAGTATCAGTAAGTGATTCTATGGTGCCTTTAGCTGATTCTGTAGATGAAGAAGCTGATTCAACAGCACTTGAATATTGATCGATAGCACTTGTATCAAGTTTTAATTGATCAGCTAAGCCTTCAAACATATCACCAAAAACATCTGTATCTATGCCAAGAGCACCTAATAATCCATTTTTACCTCCAAGAAGTGCCTCTACACCACCTTCTTTAAAAGCTTTGATTTTATTAGCAATTCCACTGATAGCTGTTCCAATTTTATTTGTGGCATTCTTAAGTTCACCATTAGTGAATTTATCAATAATAGCTGCTATTCCCGAATCTAATATTTCTACAGATTCAATTGCACCATCTTCACCTCTAGTAATTCCAACACCAATAGACTTAGGGATCCATTCACCTATTGATGCCCATAATTCAGAAAGTGAATGAATACCATTATCATCTCTACAAGTTTCTTCAACAGCTTCATCTAATTCATGAGTTGCATTTATTGCTTCTGCTTTAGATATTCTAATTCCTGTAGCTATAGACTTAGGAATCCATGAACCTATACCTACCCATTTTGAATTTTGAGACTTTGTATTTTTATCTGATCCATTAGTAAATATTCCTGATATAGCTCCAGATAATCCACCATTAAATAAAGTATTTCTAGCACGTCCTACCGCTGAAACAATATTGTCTATAGCTGTAGCAATATTTTCGGAAGCAGTAACTATTCTATAACTAGCAGACTCTAATCCACTAGCTATATCGTCAATAGCTAAACCAATATTGCTTGCTGATGTTTCGATCATTTCGGATGTTGTTTGTATAACCATACCTATGATCAATATACCATTTCCTATTGATTGACAAAATACTAATATACCATTGCCTATATTTATTAACATAGTTTGAATAGAAGTAGATAATGGAATCCATTTTTCAGATTTCATTGCGGTTGCTGTTAATAAATATGTTACATTAGTTAATGCATCTGATACCATATTCAATACATAAACTGAACCTGCTAAGGCTAATAATCCAATAGATAGGGTTATTAACTGAATACCTAATGTAGAATAATTTCCGGATGTATCAAATACTTTTAAAGCATTACCTAATAATGCTAATCCACCTGCTAATGGAGCTAAAGTAGGTGTGACAATAGCTATTGTAGGAGCAATTAAACTTAACAAGAAATTAAATGTCATCAATCCTAATGCAACTGCTGCCAAATTACTGGTTACTTTCCATCCATTAAAATCATTAAATATAGATAAAGCATTAGATAATAAAAATAATCCACTACTAGTTAATATTAAACCAACTCCTAATTGCTTTAAACCTTTACCTAATTTTTTAGTAGTTAATCCTAATATTACCATAGCAGCATTTATTGCTACAAATGCTATAACTAATTTAGTAATAAATCCTTCACTAGTAGCTATTTCTTTTAGCTTATTAAAGAAATTACTTAATTTTTCACTTAAAGAACCTTCTAACCATTGATCAAGTAATTTAAATACTACTATTGCTGCTGTAATACCACCAACGACCCATAATATTCCTTGACCAAACATCTTTAATGATTTAGCAATTGTAAATAATCCTTTACTTGCTTCATAAAAACCTATTCCCCAGAACATTCCACCAAGACCATTTGCTCCGAATGTTCCTATTAAAGTCATTATGTCATAAATATGTTCTTTTAATGTATCTAATACATTTTTAAATCCTTCTATATTTTCAGATATTTTAGCTATACCAAATGCCACTATATCAACTGCTAAACTCATAGCAAATAGCATTGCTACAAAACCAAGTACTCGTTTATTTATTAACCATAATCCAACACTAGTTACACCCATTCCAGCACCAAGATATACAAATCCTATAGCTAATGTAACTAATGATTTTGAAATATCAGATATTGCATCTTTATTTTTTAATAAACTTCCAAGAAAACTGTTAGCTTCATTAGAAGTATTTTTCATATCTTCTGCAAATGCTGTTATTTCTTGCTTTATAAATTCTAAAGGTTCTTGTAAATTCTTAAATGCTAAACTTATTACATATGCAGCACCAGCTATTGATAGTCCAGCTATTGCTATACCAGGTGCAGCTATCATTAAAGCAAATCCAAGCTGCCAAAGAAAACCTATAAACTCAGCCATCTTTTTAAATCCTTGTTCATCGATAGCATTTGTTATAGATTTTATTCCATCTGATAATGTATCAAAATTTGCATCGCTTAATAAATTTACAGCTTCTGCACAACCAATAATTGCTACTGTTAATGCTATGATAGCGGCGACTCCAATCATTACATGGCCACCACCAGAGCCTATTCCTTTAGCTGCAAATCCGAGACCTGCTACTAATCCAGCAACTATAGACAATTGTGCAACTGTTTTCCAAGATACATTAACATTATTAAGAGCACTCAATGATATAGCTAAAGATACTATCGCTGTGGTAGCTCCACCAAGAGCAAATATAGATGATGCTACACCAGCAATATTTATATTGGAATTTGAAATAGCAAATATAACCATTGTCAGACCAGCTACAATAGCACTTAATGTATATAATGTATAAGTTACTGATTCATCTAATATAATATTGTTTAATAACTTTATAGATATCATTAAAGTAGATATTGCTAATACTGAACCACCAAGAGCAGTCAATGTAGTAAGAATCTTTTGTAAATCTATTTTATCACCATATTTACTACTTATAAATATAATAGTTGAACTTAAAGCTGTAACAAAACCAGATACCGCTGCTAATGTGCCTATAGTAGCTGACTTTATATATAGATGATCTAATGCTTTCATAGATAATATAATTGTAACTAAACCACCCATAATCATGTCTATTGGTATAGCCATTTTCTGCATTGATTTAGCATATTTATCTATTGATGCTGGTGTAATTCCATTTTTACTCCATTTACTTATAAATGCTAATAATGTTGTAAGCATGGCTGTAACAGATCCAATAGAAATTCCAAATGCTGCTACAGAGCCCCAATTCATAGTTGTATTTTTTATAAAACTAAATGATAATACAACTAATGCCATACCACCTAGTATTCTGACTACAGCATTAGCCATTTTTTGCATAGATACTGCATATTTATCTATTGTTTCTGTCTGGGAACCATCTTTTTGCCATTTAGTTATAAAACTTAATAATATACCAGTAATTGCTGTTATGAAAGATGTTATTGCTAACATTCCTCCAACTGCTTGCCAATTCATTTCAGTCTTTCCACCGACTTTTGTGATAAAGAACATTAATGTGGAAATAGGTTTTACCATATCTTTTATGGCTTTTCCTAATTTTTGTATAGCATCAGCTGTATATTTACCATTTAAATTTTTAGCATTAGCTACTATTATTGCTGTTATAGCTATTATAGCACCTAAAACGGCTCCTAAAGCTATACCCATAGCAATCATTCTAGTTTTTAAATCTTCTAAATCATATCCTTTAGTTAATACAAGTGTCAATGAAATAGAAGCAAATACACCTATTATTAATGTTGCAAATGATTTTATTAATTTAGCCATTTGCTGTATTCCACTGTTTTGAGTAGTATTCTTAAGTTTAGGAAGTATAGCACTAAAATTCCATTCACCAATAGCTCCTGGGCCACTTTTACCACCAAAAAGTTCTGTAATATGTGCATATGATCCATGAAGATTGTCTTTTAATTTATTAAAAGATAATTCACTGTTAGAAATAGATGATGCTGATTTATTAGCTATTGCACCTAAAGCAACCATACCTGATATTAATACACTAGTAACAGCAACTATACTACCAAATACAATTGATAATTTAGCAATTTCACCTTTATTCCATGTACCATTTTCATCTATTAATTTATAATCTTTTAATTGATTAAATATTAATGCTGTCGCAGCTATCATTAAAGATATACCTGCAGCCATTTTTAAAAATTGAGTAGTAAAAGATTCTACTTTTTTTGTATTGTCTTTTACTTCTTTTGTACTTTTAATATTAAAATTAAAGTCTGTGATTTTTGAAATATTTTCAGGTAAAGATGCGATTCCTTTACTAAAATCATCATATGATTTCCGTAAATGTCCTATAGATCGTAATAATTCAGAAATAACAAATATTGTTAAAAATATAGCTGCTGGTACACCCATTATAGTAGCTATAAAGGCAGCTAATTCTTTATTATGACCAGTTAGAGCAGTTAATATTTTATCCATACTATCTGCAACTGCATTTGCTATGTCTACACCATTAGTATTTATATTATTACTTAATTTATCAAATTCTTCATTTATACCATTTATCGTATTGTTAACATCCATTCCAAAATCTCTAACTGGTTTAGATGCATTATAAGAAAATGTTACTATATTATTTTCAACTTCATTAAGCTTCTGAGGAACTTTTGAAAAAGAATTTATAACTGTATCAGCAGTTGTTGCATATACTTTTACTGCTTTATTAGAATCTATTACTGGAGTAATTTTACTTAATGCTATTGAAGAAACTGGCGATATTTTAGTCTTTTTTATTGATTTATTTATATTTGCATATAAAGACTTTTGTATAGCAGAAGAATTACTATTATTCTTTAATTCATCAGCTATATTAATATTAATTTTATTAGCAATATTTTTTATCGCTGGAAGTTGACTATCAATACTATTTGATATTGACTTAACAATAGCTGCACCAGAATCTTTATTATTCTCTAAATTAGAATTTATAGATTTATTAATAGAATTTGTAAATTCTTCTATTTTTTCAGAAGCTTTATCAGTTCCATTTTCTATAGATTCTCCAATATTATTAGCAAAATCTTCTCCTTGCTTAGTCAGATCATTTATAGCTTGACCAGCTCTTTCAGTTCCATCTTCTATTTTAGAACTTATAGAATCACTTATATTATCTCCAAAATTTCCTAAATGACCAACTATTCCGGAAATAAATCCTACAATATGTGATAATATATTTATAATGCCATTAGCAGCTTTTGATAAAACTGTTAATATAATAGCAAATACATTAGATACTCCAGAAAATAATTTTGTTACTCCTGAAAAATCTATAGAAAGTATTCCATTTAAAAATGCAAATATAACTTCTGATATAGATACTAATATTAATGCTATATTTTCTAATATTGGTTCAATAATAGGAACCGTATCTGATATAAATGTAACAACTAATTCTATTATTCTTGACAATATAACCGCTAATCTTGATAAAACTGTAAATATTTTACTTATACTTTCTCCAGTTTTTCCTCCTAATAATTTTGATAATAATTTAGGAATTATTGAAAGAACTGTAGCTAAAGCATGTATAATTGTTGTTATAGCAGCCAGTATATTGGATAACCATTCAAGATCAGAATTTGCTATTGATTCTATTATTGTTCCTATAATATATAATACATTTAATAGTAATGTACCAATAGCACTCAATAATGGTGCTATAGCTGGTAATGTTGCCAAAGTAACTTGTACTATTAATTCTAATATAGTACCCAATATTTTTCTTATATTATTAAATATATTAGCAACAACTAATATCTTATTTTCATACCCATCACCAAAAATAGCTGATAGTACATCCGGTAATTGATCTAAAACTGATATAGCAATAAATATTGCTTGAATAGAATAAGCTATAATTTTTACAAAACTTATAAGAACCGATACTATAACACTTATTGTTGATAATATTAATTGAAATGGCTTTAAAATTTGATATAGAGCTTTAGCAAAACCATAAGTTGCAGATTCAGATAATTTGAATGACTCTGTTAATTCTTTAATTTCGACAGTTACTTTATATAATTTATCGGCAGAGAAATTAAATACTTTAGTAGATACACTATATACAGCATCTAATATGACTCTTAAATTATCTAATGAATTGCATATTGATGTAAGAAGTTCTTGTGTTCCTCGTCCATCTTTATTCCAAGCTTTAAAGAATGCATTTCTAGTATCATTTATAGCATTCATTATAGCATTGATTCTATTACCAATATTAGTCCATACAGTTTTTGATCCTGCTAAATCGCCTATTATAGTGGTCCAAGTTTCAGCCCATGATGATCTAGTAGTTTGCATAACAACGTCCATCATCTGACTAAATGACTTTAATTCCGAAGCTGCGGCAATAGCATTTTTACCAACGTCACTAGTTTCGTCATTATACTTCTGCATGGTTCGAACTATTACGTCAGTAGTTAACCACTTTTTTCTTAACGAATCTTCAAAATTATTAAATGCTTCTTGAGCTATTTCACTATCTTCAGTAAATTTACCCATTTCTATAGCAGATTTAACAAACTCTCTTCTCATTTGCTTAGTACCGATCATAGAGTTAGCTATAGATTTCCAGTCAATAAGTTTCAAATAACCCATTTGCATTGACTGTGATAAATTATAATAAGCTGAGTATAATTGAGCATTATTCGCTCCAACCATTGCAGCTGCATTAGAAAGACCTTTTATTGCCTCTGTAGCATCATCAAGATTTACACCTGCTGCAGCAAATTTTCCAACAGCATATGTCATTTGAGAAAAGTTATAAATAGTTCTATTAGCATAATCATTCAAATCGCCTAATTTATCTTTAACTTTCTCAATAGTCTCTCCAGTGTTATTCATTATAACTTGTGTAGACTGTATTTGGTCTCCATATGTTACAAAACCACCTCTAATAGGAGCTATTAATAATTGATTAAGGGTACTTAAACCCATATTTTCGATTCTTCTTGTTATGTCAGATATTACTGTTACAGCAGCAACTCCCATTGCTGAAAAACCTGAACCTACTTTATCAAGAGTTGTTGTTATTAAAGATATATCATTATTAAATTCTTTAACTGCTTTATCAGCATTTTCAAGACCTTTATATCCATTGCTATATTGTAATGCATTTTCAAGCTTACTTAATGTTTTTATGGAAGCTTCTACATTTGGCTCAAATTCTGAGTTGTCAAATTTTAATTGAACAACTTTATCTTCAACATCATACGCCATTGTATTTAACCTCCTTCCATGCATCTTTAGCTATCTTTTCAAATACTGGTTTCATGGCAGGATTAATATAATCAATTCCTTGAACATATCCGCCATTTCTTGTAGCATGTCCATACTGTAAAATAACAGCTATAGGCACACCATCATTAAAATTTGAATTGGACCACGTTATTGTAATTATGTCATTTTTTCTTTCGATGGTATAATACCATGAAGCTGCTGTTTTACCAGTATCTTTAGGAGTAGCTTCAGCAAGGGCTTCTACGCCCATTCTTCCATATTTATCTAATAGTCCATTTCCAAATGTTTCTTTTATTTTTTCAAAAAATGAATTTGTTTTTTTAAATTTTGGAGAACAGGCGATAGTTACCATTGCTATAACTCCTTAATGTCCATATTTTGCTCTTCTTGCTGCATTCGCAGATCTATATTTACTATTAAGATCTTTTTTACTCATCTTTTTAGGAGGTTGATTCTTTATTCCACATATCCTAATTAAAGTAAGTAATCTATTTAAATGCCATTTTTGACATTCAAAGGGTATCTGTGCAGCAACCATCCAATAGTATATAAGTTCACTTGACATTTTTTCATTAGCTTTTGGCTGACCCATACTCATCTTCTTAATATTTTCTTCATTAAAAGTTGTAGCAGTCATAGGATCATCGATATATTCATTTATCTTTTTTATAATATCTTGCGATAATGTATAATATATCATAGGATCAACATTTTGAGATATTGTCATACATTTAATATAATCGATAGTCTCTTCCATTGTCTTGTGAGTATCAGGATCTAAAAAAACTTTATGCCATTTTGATTCCCATTTTGAAACAGATACTAACGAATGCTCTAATTGAAGAGTTGCACCTTTTGTAGTTATAAATTTGCTATTTATTTCATCAAAAATTTCATTAGGAGGTACTTTTATTGTTAACATAATTACCTCCTACATTTATTAAACTGTAGGTGTTGCTTTAGAATCTATAGCAACAACATTATTTTCATTTTCTATCTTTTTAAGTTCAGCAGAAGCCTGATCAGCGAGATCCTTAGGAATTACTCCCATGAAGAATTTCTCCTGCTCTTCCTGATTCTGAATAAGTCTCATAAAGAGCTCTGAATAAGCCTCTGTTGTAACAAATGCCTCAGATCTCTCTTTTGATTTAAGAAAATCTCCTTCTGCTGTTCTTACACCATATGCTTTAAGAATAAGCATTTCGAACAGATCCATAATCTTTCCAGGATCTGCTGAATCTATTACTTCTCTAACATATTTATCAAATCCATCTTTATAGCTAAGCTGAAGTTTAGTGATTTCTGCCTTAGTAAGATTAAAATATAAATCTCTTGTAACCTGATTTCCAGTAAAGCTATCCTCATAAGTAACACTTGTCTTGTACATAATAAATATCTCCTTTCAAGATAAAAACAATATAGGGCGGTTTTTTAGTTGCCGCCCACAACTTTATTAATTTTTATTAACCTTCTGCAGCCATCATAGAAATAATATCAGCAGGAAGAGGCATTACACCCTGAACATCTGCATCTGATGTTTCACCCTTGGTTCCTCTAAGAAGAGCAAGAAGTGCATTAAGTTTAGTCATTCCACTAGCATCAAGTCTTGACTCGTCAATTGTAACCTTAGCAGTAGGCTTAAATTCAACCTGCTTACCACCAATTGTAAGAGTACCAACATTTACGGGAATGGTATCTACTTCCCAGCTAAGAGAAGCCGGTTCGGGACTATCATTAACAGTCTCATAGTTATGCTCAGAAGGAGCTGCAGTACTTCCGAAAATGAAGTGATGCTTATGATACTTCTCCATACCTTCAGTATCAGTACCAACATTTGATCTATGATAGAATCCGAAAGTCTTCCTGTTCTGCTGTCCAACAGTTACTCCTGGAACAGCCTCAATGGTACCATCACACTCGTCAAATTCTGTAGGAGAATAAAGAGCCTCAATAGTATATCCGAAAGTCTCTGCTGCACGAAGTGAAATATATTTAATATTATCAGCATATGTATCATTAGCATCAGCACCCTCAGGAGAGTGGTTAACTGCTGTAAGACCATTCCATGCTACACCATGTGCATAATTATAAGTCTTTTCGCCAACTTTTACTCCAACAGGATCGTAAATGAAAAGGATACCATGGTCTACACCGTTCTCATAAAAACGTTCACCAGTTTTATCCCAATCAATAAGAAAATTGTCTGCCATTTATTTTTCCTCCTTAATAATTTAGAAATAAACTTGAAATACAAAATGCCATAATCCATCAGCTGGATAAGGTCTTGAAAAACTAGTTAAAGGTAAATATGTCAAAAATTTATCTGGTAATTGACTATCTTTATTTTGATCAACTATAGTTATTTCATAGCATTTCATATGTTCATAGATTTTATTATTGGCATATTCTGTTTGTATTTTTGATAAAGTATATATAATGCATGGATACTGCATTTTTATTTGCTGAGGAGGTTGATAATAAACATTTCTATTACCCATAAACTCCTCAAGTTTTGTTTGAAGTTCAAGGCGTGTACCCATTATATATACCTCCTAATGATAATGTTAATCTTGGATGTTCAACAGTAATATTTGAAATTTTCCATTTAATACCCATATAACTAACATATCTAATATAAGTGAGGTTTTCTAGAATATATGGATCTGTAACTATTGTAAGTTCATTAGAAATTTTTATATCATCATTAAGATCGATACCTTTTTCCCAACGCCTAGAAACTTTGTTCATTTCTCCATAGTAGTTTCTTTCTACAGTTACCTCATTCCAAACACCAGGACTTGTTTCCTCAGTAACTATAAAACCGATTTTACCATAATATTTCATAGAAAAACCTCACCATTTTGAAATTTTATTAACCCTGAGCAGTAACAACCTCAAGAGCAATTGCTGAGTAAGGAACAGTAGTCATACCAGAAAGACGAGTCTCGATAAGATATTTCTCCTGGTTTACATCGATATCAAAGTCATCGAACATAGTAACCTGACCCTTACGATCAGTACCTACTCTATAATCCTTAAGGTTCATAATAATAGCAGCAAGACTTATAGTATTATTATCACTATCAGTTCTAGTAAGTCCCTCAAATACAGGAACAGAGACAATTCTTGTTACGCGCATTGCTGATGCAAGCTCTGCCTCAGTATTATAAAGTCTATGACCCATAGTATCCTTAAGAAGAAGCATTCTAGTAAGATAATCCTCATTAGCAAACATTATAGTAGCTCCAGATCCCTTATAATGCTTCTTAGCAAGTACTGCAGCATCAATAAGCTTATCAGCAATCGTATCATCAGTATCAGTTGCCTGCTTGGTTACTCTAGCCTTAATTGTATAGAAGTCCTCATCAGTCCAAATAGGCTTAATGCAGTTCTCATCAATCTTATCAGATGCTGATGCTGAACGTCCATCACCTACAAGAATTGCACGAGCAACTTCCTCATTAAGCATAGCTTTCATCTCACCCTTGAGCCATACAACTACATCGAAATCAGTAATATCGATTATGTCGTTACGATCAAGTCTCTGCTTCTTATAAACGGTTGTAGGAGATACAGATCTCTTACTAAGAGCGATAACTTCATCCTCTTTGTAAACACGATTTCCATCAGCATCTACAAAGTTACCCTTAGAATCTCTACGAAGTTTTCCATTCTCATCCTTATACTGAGATCCACCAAGAAAGCCCTTTGCTCTAGCTTCATCAGCAGTAATATCAGCATAGATGCACTTAATACGTCCAAATGCATTCTTGGTTACGCCATTAAGTACTACATCAACCCAGTTACGATCTCTCTCAACCATTATAGGCTGATTTGTAACTGCCTGCTCATCAGGGAACATTACATCAATATTAGTGATTCCATGCTGCAAGCAAGAAGACTTAAGACTAATACCTCTCTTCATGTCATCGAGAACTGCAACCATGTCATCATGAGAAAGAACCTGATCTTCCTCTACTTTACCGTTGTTTTCAAACAAATTTCTAGTCATTTTGTTTCCTCCTTCAAAATTATCGGAATGTTTAACATCTTCTTCGTTATTTTGTAATCTATTAGTAACATCGGCTATTAATAAAACTGCTAGTTTTTTTTGATCATCATTAAGTGTTGACCAAATAGATTTTATCGATTTAGAATCATCGGATGTATCATCATGTTTAATGTTTTCTTTAGATTTATCATCTGTTACTTTTTCATCTTCCATTTCTTCATAAAGTTCTTTAATGGAATCTTCATCAGCATTTATTAAAGCTATAATAGTTCCAACAGCATTTTTTTGATCCTCATTAAAACTGTCCCATATAGCTTTAGGATCTTTTTTATTATTCATAGAATCTTCCTCTGCATGCTGAAGTTCTTCTTCCTTCTTTTTAAGCTCTTCAGGTTCCTTCTCAGCTTCTTCCTTCTTTTTAGGCTCTTCAGGTTCCTTCTCAGCTTCTTCCTTCTTTTTAGGCTCTTCAGGTTCCTTCTCAG